AAGGAAGTGTCCTGATTTCACAATAATTCAAGGAGAAAATCATGAGTCGAGGAGGTAAAAGAAAAGGAGCAGGCAGACCAAAAGGAGACCCCAGGGTAAAGATATCCCTCACCCTGAAGCCTGAGACCGTGGCCACAATAACGGCCCTGTCTGAGGATATTGGCATAGGCAAGGGGGAGGTGGTAGACATGGCAGTTGAGGGGCAAAAAAAATGAACCCAGTACCTAAGCCATGCACGCACAGGTCAAAGAAATACCTTGCATTTATCAGGACTAAACGCTGTCTTGTCTGCAATAATGATCAGACTGTGCCTCACCATGAAAAGCTAGGCATGGGTGGCACTGCAATAAAACCACCTGATGCAAATTGCGTCCCTCTATGCGTCAAGTGCCATGATAGGCATGAAAATGAAAACAGCCAGCTTTGGGAATCAGAGAATATTGACATTAAACTGGAGATAATCAAACTTTTAACGGAATATTTACACAAAAAGGAGATCTAAAATGAAATACAAAAGAGCGTTTTGTAAGTTGTGCGACAAGAATGTAAAGGCAGAAGCTAAGGAGACAAGCCATATACTGCACCTTTTTCTGACAGTGATCACAGGTGGGATATGGTCTATCATGTGGTTAATGTGCGCTATGTCAAACACATGGTATTGCTCAGAGTGTGGGTCTAAAGTGAGATAGACAATCTTAATGCAATATGCTAAGGTGGTGATAATGCAAGTAATGTTAAGAAAGCTAATTAGTCTTGTAATCCTTTCAGCCGTATCTATCCCACTGATACCTATTGTATTGGTGGGGTGGTTTGCGGTCTGGCTTGGAGAATGGGACAATAAAAAAAGGAGTATGTTTAATGTCAACAGGTAGAATTGATTCAGATGGGCTGTTATGGATGGACAGGGGATCAGGAGAAAAGCAGATGCAGTGCATGGTATCAGACAACACCTCTGATTATTGTGGTGATCATTGTGCAATGTTTGGTGACCCCTACACGGTGAATGGAGGAAGGACAAAGGTTATACTGTGCCAGAGCGGAGTATATTTTGACACGCTCACAGATGACAGGTAGGTGATATTATGCCCGTAATAGGAAGACCCACATCCTATACAGAGGACCTAGCCAAAGAGATTATCAAGCAAAGAATGGATAAGCCCTTGAGCCGTATTTGTAAAGCAGAATCAATGCCTTGCAGAGCTACAGTATATAATTGGTTCAATGATTACCCAGGCTTTTTAGACAATTATATGCGAGCATGTGAAATTGATGCAGATAATGAGTTTGATGAGCTAATATCATTAGCTGATGAATGTGACGACCCAACAAAGGCTCAGATATTCAAGCTCAGGATAGACACAAGAAAATGGGTGTTATCAAAAAGGCTTCCCTTAAAGTACGGTGACAAGATACACAAGACCATAGCAGGGGACCAAGACAACCCCATACAGCACAACCACACAGTAACCCCAGAGGAAGCCCTTAAGGAAAGAGGCATACCAGTGCCAGGGGTAGAGCTGGAGGATGTGGAATGATGGAGTATTAGAAATAGAATAGATGACCAAATCCCAGCCCCACAAACTAACCCTAGATGATGTAAACCTGCTGGAACAATGGTGGGTTGAAAAATCTAGGGTTAACTTTTTTGCATTCCGTCAATATATGAGGTATGGAAACTTCAAATATAATTGGTTCATTGTGGACCTATCCCGCCAATTGCAACAATTCTATGTAGACCTCATTAATAAAAAACGCCCTATCCTGGTAATATCCACACCCCCACAGCATGGCAAGTCATGGGCAGTCACTGACCTGGTTGCCTGGATAGCAGGCAAAGACCCCAATTTAAGGACCATATACGCCTCTTTTTCTGATAACCTGGGCATAAGATGCAATCTAGCATTGCAACGGATGTATGATGGATCTAAGTATCAAAACATATTCCCAAGAACTAAGATATCGACCAAAAACGTGGTCACTATTTCCAACAATTTCCAGAGAAACCGAAATTTATTAGAGTACCCAGGATATAATGGGTACTTCAGAAATACCACTGTTGGCGGGTCTATCACTGGAGAGTCCCTTGATATAGGGATAATAGATGACCCATTTAAAGGCCGAGAGCAGGCGAATAGCCAACTCTATAGGGACAAAATATGGGATTGGTACACTGATGACTTTGGTACCAGATTCAGTGAGTATGGGGGGCTTCTCATAATTAAAACTAGATGGCATTCAGATGGCGTGGTGAGTCGACTTGATAAGTCAGATTCACCTGCTAAGATTGTAAACTACCCTGCCATAGCAGAGAAAGATGAGGATCACAGAAAAAGAGGTGACGCCCTATTCCCTGAGCATAAATCACTTGATTTTCTGCATGGTAAGAAAAAGCTCATGTTCCCTGCGTACTGGGAATCGCTATACCAGGGCAATCCAACAGTAAAGGGTGGGGAGATATACAAGGACTCTTATTGGCAATGGTGGGATGTTTTACCTCCCCTTGAATTTAAATTCATAGTGGCAGATACGGCCCAGAAGACAAAGACCCAAAATGATTACACTTGCTTTCAGTGCTGGGGTTATGGTATCAATGGTTGTATATATCTTATTGATATGTTTTATGATAAGCTCGAAGCCCCAGAGCTAAGAAGAGAGGCAGCAGCGTTTTACCATAAGCATGACACCCGAAGAACGGACCTAAACGAGCCTGTACTTAGGGGTTTTTATATAGAGGATAAGTCAAGCGGTGTTGGCCTCATACAAGAGCTGAAGCGGAAAAAACTCAAGGTGTATGAAGTGCCAAGAAGTACCGACAAGGTGGAGCGATTTAAGGACGCCAGCCCATATGTAGAAGCAGGACGGGTATATCTCAATGAGAATGTTCCTCATGTATCAGTGATAACAGATGAGGGAAGGTTGGCACCGAACGGGGCGCATGACGATGCGATAGACACTACAACCAGCGCAATAGAACACGCTTTCATAGATGACCAGCCCGACAACATGGAGATAGGGTCAATAGGAACCACAGCCACATCAATTCAAGGGGATTGGTAACATGGGGTTTAAAATACCTTTTACAGATATCAAGCTATTTCAGGCAGCACCTACAGAAAAAGCTCATGCAGAAGAGCCAGCCAAAGAGCCCACACCACAGCAATCAGAGGTGGGATATGCCAGGTCTGAGATATACGGGCGGGGAGAGGTGGAGAAGTATGACCCCGATGACCTCAAGATTAAAAAGGGCAACGAAGTTTATCAGAAGATGCTTACCGATGATCAGGTTAAACCAGTAATCCAGTTTAAAAAGGATGCCGTTACCTCCAGGGAGTTTTACTTTGAAGTGGGGACAGACGAGAATGGGGACCCCAGGGACGATCATCAGGAGATGGCTGATTTTTTCACTTACATGATAGGGCAGATAAAAGGGTCTTTTACAGATAACCTAAAGGGTATCCTGACATCCATGGAAAACGGGTTCAGCATCTCAGAAAAGATCTATGACACCATAGAATATCAGGACAGATCAATGTGGGGGCTCAAGGATATCAAGTTGAGGCCCTTTGACTCGTTTGAGGGTGGGTTTGTATCAGATGAGCATGGTAACATTACCAAGATCAATCAGAACGTGCCAGGCCAGCAAATAGAGATCCCCCTTGATAAGATAATACACTTTGTAAATGATCCTGACTTTGACACTCTGTATGGTAGGTCTGACCTAAGGGCTTGTTATAGGGCATGGTGGTCAAAGGATATTGCCATAAGATTCCAGAACATCTTCCTTGAAAGACATGCATCAGGGTTTATCTGGGCTCAGGTAGAGGGTAGACTTGAGACTGTACAAAAGACAGCCCTGGAAGCCATGCTCAGGAATATCAATACATCCACAGGGATACATGTTCCAAGCAATGTTACTCTCCACAGAGAGAATCCTGCATCCACTACAGCATTTGAAGATGCCATTTCTCAGCACGACAAGGCCATAGCAAAGAGTGTGTTGGTGCCTAATCTGCTTGGGATCACTGAGCAGGGGAACACAGGGTCATACTCACAGTCTGAAATCCAGCTTAGGGCGTTCTTCTGGACTCTTGGAGCATTGGCAAAGAGGCTTGAAGAGGTATTGGATGAGCAGTTATTCAGACAGCTTGCCCTTTGGAACTTCGGCACAGAAGATTATCCTAAGTTTAAATTCCAGCCTATGACCCTTGAGGAGGCCGTTTCATTATCCACCACATGGGGAGATCTGGTACAAAAGGGGGCGGTTACTCAGTCTGATACAGATGAGGCATACATTAGGAACATTCTAGGTTTCCCAGATCAGGCAGAAGAGGAGGAGCCAGAAGAGGGTGAAGGGGTAGACGGTCAAGGTGTAGTAGATGGAGATGGAGAAGCATTTGACCCAGAAGCAGTAGACCCAGGGACGGCCCTAAATGGTGCTCAAGTGGCGGCTCTTTTGGATATCATAGCTAAAATGGGGTCTGGGGAACTTGATAAAAAGACAGCTATAAAACTTATTGCAGCAGCATTCCCGATGTCGATTTCGGAGGCAGGTGTTTTACTGTCTGAAGTTCAAGAAGGTAAAATCAAATTGCCAACCGGAAAGATAACCCCTGAAGAGTTCGCAGAGCAAACAGAATGGCTTAAAAGGGTGGACTTTCAGCAGTTAGAAAATTCACTTGATGAAATATCTGATGTATATGCTGGAGAGCTGTCTGATATCATGTCTGGTGTAAGATTTAATATGGAAAGCCAGATCACTAAAATAGCAGGAGGCAGAAGCTTCGGCAACATCAAGACTAATGAATTCAGCGTGTTAAAATTCCCAAAGAAAGCCCATACCAATATAGTTAAAACATCAAGAGAGGATTTAAAAGGGGCCATGATTTTCGGAGCTGCATCTGCTAAAATGGAGCTACCCCCTAATGGCATATCAACCAATATTAACGAGTTTGTTACAGGCAAGCAGAATTCAGAGTCTTATCTATCATCCAAGTCAATGCAAATAGGACGAGATATTGATAATGATACCCTAAAGGCTTTGCACAATATCATTCTAAATGCTAATACCTTTGATTGGTCTACTAGCCAAGTAATGGAGGCAATAGCCCAAGACTCAAAGCTTAATGCTTTGTGGCCTGATTATGAGATAGAAAGGACAGAGACCGGAAAAATAAAAGATATCAAAGCAGTCAAAAAAACAGGTGACGCAGGGCCTTACCCTAATAGGCTATCTACCATAGCAATGCATAACACATCCGCATCTTTCAATTATGCAAGGCAAGCTTTTTTTGAGTCCCCAGAAAATAAAGGGTTTATTGTAGCTTATCAATATTCGGCCATAATGGATAGGGCCACAACACCCATCTGTAGGGCGCTGGACGGTCGGATTAATAAAGATTTTGGAAGGTATAAACCTCCCAATCATTTTTTATGTAGGTCTGTTCTGATACCTATTACTGTGATTGATGAATGGGACGGTAAAGAGGATGGGTTTCCAAGTATTCAGCCTCAGGAGGGCTTTGGATAATGCCCATACAACCCAAAGAAATACAGGTAGTAGACAATCAGCATGACAAACTTGAGATCAATGATGATGGGTCTATACTTGCTGAGTCTGTAGGCACTGACCCTTATGGCGATAGGGTGTCTCCTGTATTGAATCAGAGGGGCGAGCCCGTACATCTGACTACTGATGAGTATAAGATTCAGCTTGCAGAATCATTTCGGGTTGAGACATTTTACTGCATTGATGCGGATGAGTATATAGATTACCTAACCATAACCCCATCAGTTCCACAGCAGATACACCTGAAGGTCAAGATCTTTTCCACGGCGGAAACTTTGTATCAGGTCTTTCTGGAACCTACTATAACAGATAACGGGACCAATTTACCAGGGCGCAGTAAAAACCCGCACTACCAGTTTATTAATGTTGCGGATGATCCCACATATCTAGTCTATCAAGATCCTACTTATTCAGACACAG